CCGATACTCACCGCCATCCGCGAACGAACTTAAGTGTTCGCGGGCGTGTGTATTCACTGAGTGAACGCCAGCGCCGTCGATAGCCGAGAGGGCTATCTTCTGCGCTGCCCCAAGGTACGTGTTCGCTGTCAACTGATCCCGCTGCTTCGGTGAAGAATCGAAGCAACATGGACCAGCCATCGAGCACTTTACGGACCTTGGGGGCCTTAACGAGCCTCACGTATAACTCCCTCTTTTGGAGGAAGAAATTGACGCGAGACCGTTTGGGTCTGTTTGGTTCATCGACGTAGAGAAGAGCGGGTGTCCCCTCGGGGACTGTACCGATCTCAGGTATTGCACCATAAAGTGCGTGCAAGCAGGCTACCACATAATCGTAGCTCTCAACGTAACCACGTACCCGAAGCGAGTTGGCATATGTAATCCAACTCAGGTACGACTCAGGCGATGGGATAGACGACCAGACCGTCCGAATGCGGAGTGGTGTAACGTTTGAGCCCTTGAGGGCCTCAACGCCACAGGATTCTCGGAAGAATCCACTGGTGCAACTCTTGTCACGGTTCACTTTTAAACCGAATGATTCGAGTCGTTCGATCGCGTTAGCAGCATAATGCTGTCTGACGATCACGTCATCTCCATACACTAGGATACTCTCTCGAGTATCCTTGTCCTCGACTCCCGCTGTCAGGATAGCCCATATTGTTAGCGCCATAACGGGAAAGCAGAGACTGCTTCCCATAGGTGCGAACTTATTGAGCTTCATAAGCCTGCCATCAGGGAGACGTGTAGCGGAACTCCGCGCAGCCATCAAACATCTTGCGATGTTATCCGGCCACAGCAGTTCGACCAAACCAAGAGATACACGGTCGCTGGCCTCATTAAGGTCCAACGTCGCATACTGCCCGTGCGAGGAACCCAAGAGGGCTCCACGCTGATTCGGGCCTTGGTCCGTGAAGAATACATTGTGCTTTGTGAGCCAATGGTCTTCAGTATGTGCTACTAACCGACGACTGATTCCTTGTTGAACCCATTGGAAATCCACGGGTTCGCAGGATATCAGTCGTGGTCCGCGTGAATCTTTAGGCACGAGTACTACTCGCGCGGGCAGATCCACATCACCCCAACTCTCAAAGAGTTTGGGATTGTCAGCTAGGGCTCCGAGGGATGGTATAAAATACTCATCCAAGGGATATTCCTGAGCCAACTTCGCCGAGACATTCCTCCATTGGTACTTTTCCCAGAGCTTCTCTTTGGTAGAGACAGCCCCAGGACCGTGCCGTGGGATAATGTCTTTCGGGTCAAATGAAGCCAGCAATCTCGCTAAGAGTATGCGTGCTTCGCGGCCTACACGCGTCCAGGACGCAAGCTTTTTCATCTTGCGTTCCCTGGCCGTACCTGTAGGATCGAGCTCCCAACATCGTCGCACCTCGTTAAAAGTGCAATTCAGTTGCGAAAGATCGGCATCAGTTTTCTCAAACTTTTGCACGACCTCACTAGTCTGTTCAGCCGTGTAAGGTAATTCATACTTGTAAAACAAGTAGAGGATCTGCCTTACATCTCTAACGGACTCTACACACGGATAGTCAAGGGGCATGCCGAACTTGTCCAGTATTCTGTTGAAAAGCTCCCCTAAGAAAACGGGGAGCTTGCTATCAGGCGCGGGTTCAAAACCGCACGAGGTAGCGTCTAATGGAATACCAGTAAGGGCCTTATCCAAGGCCTTACCAAGTTTTGGCAAGGATTTCGCGAGAAACCCGAACCCCTCTTTATCTACGCGCTTCCGGACCTTTTGCAAGGTCTTTTCCGCGTCGTTACTGTTGAACACAGCTCCATGTGATTTGCTAACATCACGAAGCAGTGTGGCGATGAGGACAACCTCATCTAGGCTTTTCTTAGTATCCATAAGGTATACTTCCTAGAGCCTGCACTACACTGACTGTGACCATGCTAGTCACTATTCCTTAAAGCTCAATGCCATCAAGCATCAAGACTCCAAGATTCCTCTACCTGGCATCTCCAGCGAACGGTAAACCGATGAAACAAGACCGGTTCCTAATCGCCTGGGTTTGCCTGGAGGGTGGAACACTGCCGGAGTTGAGTGAGCCCTTCCCAGCGCCTGAGTACGGATCGTCTCCTTCGTTAATCAGATTAAATCTGAGAACATTGGAGTTCACCGTACTCGAAACGACTGAGTTGGTACTCACTCTTCCCGGTTAATGCCCAAACGGGCAGCTTAATGATTAGTCAAACTGCCGTAACCTGATACATCATTTGTTTGGAGATTAATAGGACTAAACTCGATTGACACCGAGTGTTGTCCGTTCTCCCCCAAACCAAACGTATATCGGAATGTTGTGACAAGCGATTTGCAGCCAAGCCCGACTCCCAAGGCGATCAAGCCAAGGGAAGCAAGCAAGACTGCGCGTCGCTTAAGAACCCGTCTGTTGTTACCGGCGCTCACAGAGAGCCGTTCAACAAACAGGCAGCGCCGTTCCCAGTGCAATCGTAGAGGATGGTCGTCGTAGCCCCTAAAGAGGCTTCGAAACTCATACTCTCTGCGAGAACATTGGCAATCTCGCTACTGGCGAGCAACGCCCCAATGGGGGCATCGACCACTTTGTAGACGAGTATTGTGACAGGTGTGACGTTGTCGACCGTGGAGATCACCGTTTTGGTGAAACCTACGCGGCTTCGGCGTCGCTTTGTCAGACCTGAACCGATCTCTTGGTGATTAATCAAGAGGCGGTGTGTCAGGGCGGGAGCTTCTCCGATTTGGTAGAAGACTCTTGCGCGTTCGCTGTTCGACAGGTGATTGAATTCAATTTCAGTCCCCGCCGCATTCTTTACTTCGTTTGTGTTTAGTGTATTACTTAACATGCAGGTTATTTGTCGCTGGCGTACGAGACCGGCCCCGGAAGGGGTCGTTTAAATCTCCCGCCAGATGTTTCCCAACACCGACATAAGGGTCAACGGGACCCATGTTTATGGTGCGACCCTCGTGTTACCACGAGCGCAGCGCCAAGGCTAAACTCTTTGAGAGATAGCCCGCTCGATGTTATCGAGCCTACGGTAGGGAGACCAGTTTGACGGCGATAAGCCGTTTCCACCAGCGTCCCTAGAGGGCCCTCTGTACCAAGCACAGTATCATCCGAACCGATATCGTGATAAGTTACGCCTCGTCTGAGTGCGCGACTCACCAAAACACGTCGGCGATAGGTGATCGACCAGAGGTAGTCTTGTATGTTAATGACAGGTTCCATGTTAAGCACTTTGCGATCGTCTAGCCATCGGCTCACGCCGAGGACCCAGTCGACCACAAAGGACCAAGGGATAGCATTCCAGATGATAGCGGGGTTTAAGTTGACCCCGAAGGCATCTAGTAAGCCCAGAAGCTGGGCATGCTCCACTTGGTATTGCGTAAAGTTGTAATTATACACAACCTCAGCATGGAATTGGGCTTTGTCGACATAGGTATACCGCTTCGCGAACGAAGTCACACCGCAGTTGTAGTTACACCCGTAAGGGTTCGCTCCAATTGGTGTTGGCGAGTTCTTGGTATCGAAATCCAAGGTACCAGTAGCTATGTCTATCGAAGAGGCGAAATGCCTCTTTCGAGTTTGCCCCTGTCCGGCTATTAGGGAGTTTAATTGCCCCTTTAGCCGCTTAATCGCTGCGAAGATCGCAGTGATGTCCGAGAACAACGGTAGCAGGTTAAATTGCGTTTGCAAGTAACCGTCAGCCGTCCCGTGGAGTAGTCGTCGAAGAGTTGACGAAGAGTACTGAGTGATTAGCTTCAGACTCTTAATGGTCTCATCCAGACGACTCATTGTAGTATCAAGCGACTTGAAGTCCTTGAGCTCCAGGATGGAGTTCACCAAGGATAGTTCAGACTTGATTAGCGGTAGCATCGCCTTTAACGAGCGCGATTGCAATTGGCTAAGCCCCGAAGGGGCAGGAACGAAATTTTCATCGTCCTGCAAGGGGTCATACAACAGCTGGAGTCCTGAGATAGGATATCCAGCCGCTCCAAACTCACCACAGAACCAACTCATTGGGTTGGTGCTTTCGGCGTAATCATAATTCCTGGGGGGCGAACCCTCCAGGGTATGAACGTCAACAGCACCTTGCCAACGACATAATGCAGCGGGAACGTATTCGCGTTTGTAATGAGCGAACGTTTTCCAGCTACGCTTGTCATCCGAGGAGTTCGGCAACATCGCCTCAAGTGTCCGGGTGTAACCCGGCCAAATGAATTGAGCGCTTACTGACTGGTGACCGGCGTGACCGCAAACAGTGGGAATTGCTTCCACACTGCTATCGACCACATTAGTTCTTGTGAGTACAGGCATACAATAAGGAATTGCTGAACAAACAGGTTCAACATTAAGGTGGAGGCCCTCAGGG